TTGCCATAGCATCTTCCACCATACCCATCAACTTGGCTCGTTGCTCGGGCACGCTTACACTCTTTGAGTCACCCCAATTCTGATACACATGGTTCCCCGTAAAAGTATTGCTGATAAAGCCAATCCCTTTGAGTTCTTCATACAACTCCGTATGAGTCCCAAGTTTCCCATCAGCCAAGAGCATGTTGTGCCCATACATGATGAAGTCTGAGTAATACTTACGCAGTCGGTTCATCTCTTTCCTGCGAACCTTGTATTTGTATTCAGGCTTGCAGTTCTTGGGTCTAAAGCCATGCCCATCAACAAAGTGAATGTGCATCTCCTCATTCGCCCCTGTCGGCATGGGAAAAGCCTCACCCCCCTTGTTGATGAAATACCACTTGCCACTCTCGGACTGAACCGAACCAATGTGTTCCTCAAGCGTATAGTTCAAGAACATCATGGTTGTCGGACCTCGCCAAGTGTTCACACGCAAGACGATGCTCTCGTCAGGGTAGAACTCGATGCAGTCTGTGGTATACAGTTTGCAACAAATGGTTGTGGCGAATTGACCAAGCGGATCACCCTCTACCTCGATGCTTCTGATGCGTTGGTGGATCTGCATGTGGTCATACCGCCTGTTCTTACCCAAGGGTTTCTCGATGGGATACCGCCCCCGATAGGGAACGGCGTCCTCAAAGACTGTCTTGGCATAAGCGTAGTTGACTATGCTCGGCAGTCTTGCTGAGTTATAGGTTGTTGTGCGATACATACTACTTACCTGCCTTTCCCTCGTAATACTCGAGAATGATGGTCAAGCGTTTAACCTCATTACGCAAGGTCTCGACCTCTTTGGTTAGTTGCTCGTTGGCAACCTCACGCACTTGCCGTTGTTTGCCTGCAACTGTGGCATGATCGAGTTCGTGTTGGAGTTTGCGAGCCTCGGCTTGCCATTCAGTCACACGCTTCTCGAGAAACAGGACATAGTTCTCCCTGTCTTGGTCGATGGTTACGGGTTCGGGTTTGTGATTTACTGCCCCATATGAGTCTTCCCGCAGTTCATACTTGGTGCGTCTTGCCTTGCGGGTCTTTGGCTCTTCCAAGATGCCCTTCTCCTTGGCAATCTCGTATGGGTAATACTTCAGATACCCTGTGCTTGAGGATATTTTGCGACCAATCTTGCCACGGGATACAAGTTGCCCCAACTTCATATTGACAACCTTCTCGGGCACATCCTTACCCACATAGGTATGGACAGTCTTGGCGGTTCTGCAACCTGCGTCAAGTGCGGCTAACACACGCTGCTCAAGCGGTTTGATGTGCTTGGGATAGTTGATGGCACGCTTGGATGGCTCTTGAGTTGGCTCGTCCATCTCTTGCATGGTCTCTTTTAACTGCTCTAATACTGCGTTTACTTCAGGTTTCATAACTACTCCTTGGTTAAGTTAATGAGGGACAGCCCGACAAAATGTCGATTTGTCCTTACTTCGTGAGCCATAAAACAACAAAAATTGGGAAGGCTATGGCACACCCACCCAAAAACAAAGTCATAAAGAAATCTTGGAACCAACGAACTGCTTCATACCAGTCGCCCCTGTGCCTTTCTATTGCACAAGCATAGGTTGCATCCCTGAACGCTTCGGACACACTACGGCTGGTTCTGCCTGCTACATGGCGTGGGTCAGCCGTTCCCCGATAGGTTCTCATGTCGATACCCTCGACCTTTTCGGCTACCATCTTCGGCTTTGCTTTATTTACTTTCATCTTCCATCTCCTTGTAATGCGGTTAGTTTGGCTTTCATAATGGCAAGCGATGCTTCACCCTGAACATATTGGGCAAAGTCGTCTTCCGTTTTGATAGCGTCTTTGTTTAACTCAAGGACAACTTGCAACTCATTGATTCGTTTGAGTAACTCGCTGATCCTCTCGCCTTTGTAATACTCTGTCATACCCACCCCCCTTTGCACACGACATAAGCCATGCAGTAGCCTACGACTAGCCCTGCTAAAAATTCAATCATGGTTTTCTCCTGTGGTTGGTTGGGTTAAACGGTGGGCAAAGCCCTCAAGAAACCCTGCTATGTAGCCTTCCTTGAGAGCGTGGTAATTGGGTTTGTCCTCGACCCTGCCTGTGTAAGTGTTGTATTCCTGTGCATAGGCATGGGCTTTGGTGATAGCGATGTCCAAAAGGGTTGTTGCTTGTTCGTCAAATTCGACTCGGTCAAGCGGTTCTGTATCGCAGTCAAAGTCGTCCTCGAATCTTGGCTCGTTGGGTTGGCTCATGCTTTTTCCCTTAGTTTCATATACACCTCGGCAAGCCGTAATAGTTCCTTCTTGTGCATCTTGCACCGCTTGTCCCACATAGCATGTTCCTTCTTTACTAACTTTATGTATGCGTTTATGTCTTTTTTGACTTGTGCCAATGTTGGTTTCATGTTGTCCTCTTTGGGTTTAGTTGCTTGAGCATCTCAGGGTCGCTGATATAGGTTGGGGTGCTCTTGTTGATAGGCAATACTCGGCTTTGCTTACGCTTGGACTCCTGCTTGGCAAGCATCTCACCGCAAGGGTGACATAGCATCCGTTGGTTGGGATTAGTGGTATTTTGTATGTTGCGTAGATACTCAAAGCGTGCCTGAGTAATGCGTGGGTGATGGCATTGGGTGCACAGGTGATGCGTAAAGATTGGGTGGTTGTCGGGGTTGCCGAATGATATGAAGTAGGCTTCATGGTCTGGTGCGTTGGTGCGTTGCATAACATCTCCTCGTGTTGGGGACAGGTAGACAAATTGTCGAAGTGTCCTAGGTTGGTAAAAATAAAGCGATACACAAAATACATACAAATTCCCACTAACATATATAGTATACCACAAAAGCCTGACAATGTCAAGTTTTTGTCTGCCTTGGTGTTTGAGGGTATTGTTCTGTAATGTTCTGTATTGTTCTATGGGGTCGGAACATTATGTAAGCCATGCTGGTATTGGGTTTGGGGGTTTTATTTATATAATGTTCTATTGTTCTATACTATTACTAAACGATACGAGGCTAATGAGTGGAAAGCCTCTGCACTATGCGAGGGGGGTCTCTCGATCTGCAAAAAATAATTTGGCGTTTGAAGTTTCTCGGAACAATAGAACAATACCCCAAAAAACACCAAAAAACTTAATTAAATCAAGGGCTTGGGAATGTTCTTGGGGTCGGAACATTACGGAACAATAGGGGGGTTTTACAGAACAATAGGTGCTTGACAAGCAGAATTTATTTTGTTATGCTGGAGACCAGCATAAGCCAAAAAGCCCGAAGTCGAAAGGGCTAAGGCGTTGCTACAATGACCGTTCCCTATTGAGATAGGGAATTAAAAAAGGGTAAAGAAAAAAAAGACGAAAAAAAAAGCCACCCGAAGGTGGCTTGGTAATATGCTAAACAACTACTCGGGAATTATTGTAGATAGCCCTCTTTGCCTTTAGCATGATATGACTATGGATAAGCTACAACCTACCCATGTCATTCGACATTTCCTCATGGAGTATGACTCCCCCTGTTGGATCAATTAAAAAGGCGGGTTCCCCCGCCTCGCACTACTCAGCCTTGATTACAACCTCAGGCAACATATCCCGAATTTCTTCGAGCAATTCGAGATTGAGAACCCCACGCAAACGGGACACAATCTCGCCACGCACTTTCTTGCACTCCTCGACTAAGCCAGCATTGTTGTCCTTGGCTCTGCGGTCTAACTCAGCCTTCAACTCCTTGGCTTTGTCAAACTCAAGTGCCAAGCCGAGTTCTTTGGCTTTCTCAAGCAACTGAGAATCAGTCAAGCCTTCCAATTTCTTGGCTTTTGCCTCACGCTGTAACCGCTTTTTCTCAGCCTCGGCACTAACTGCTTTGGGTTTAGTCAAACTAAACTCCTTATCGAGATAACCGCAAATAGTCCTATCCCAATATTTTTGGGCATTATCTTCGGACATATTGGCACGCTGAGCCATAATGCGACCAATGGTTACGCCACGAACGCCCATCCAATGAGCATAAGTAGGAGTAGCACCGAGAACCTTAGCGATTAACTCAGCCGACTTACGAGCCATCTCCTGAGCATCGAACACCAACCCGTCAGACTTGAAGAAACCCGCAAGAGCGTCATCAATAATGCCGATTTGGTCAACAGGCAAAGAGAATTGAGCAGTTTTAGCCGACTCGGAAACAACCTGAACAACTGCACCCTCAAAAGGGTTTACAACTTTGGTAGGCTTATTAGCCATAATGCACCTCGTTAGAGTTAAGTTAATAAACAGGACAAATCGACAGAATGTCTATCGGTCCCAACTGAGTGATGAATGTGTGGTTCATCTCCCCATATGTTTATAATACCCGATTGATGGGAAAAGGGTAGAATTTCCCTACGCTATCCTACTATTCCCCACGCAATCCCACGCACCAATCAGCCGAGCCAAACCACGCAAAACCGACCCGAAAAAAAAATCGACTCTCATAACTAGCACCATAGTTCTAATAACTAAGTAGCATAGCCAATAAAAAATCGACTCAGTCCTAACACAATTTCAGCATAACTCAGACCCCACCATACCCGACCCCCCAAGATACAAATGAGCCTCAGCATAGCCAACATATACACAATGATCTGCACAACCAATCACGTCATTTTAAAAATTCACCACTTACGACACAAAGCTATCCTATTCTCACGCAATATATAAGGTTAATCTCCTGGCAACACGTTTTAAATTAAACTTCACCCCCCGGGGGGTATACTTTTTTCCAGAGAAAAGTCAAGCTGCGTTATAGCGAAATGGCCCCCCACCTTTTTCTTTGGAGTCCCGTTTCCTTGGTATATAATATTTTTAGTCCTTCACGTGGACTCGGGGGCAGCGTTGGCGGGAAACCGTGTTTTGGCCGCTGCCTCCACCTTTACACACTAAATAAAACCCTGTTACACTCCACGCATATAAACCTGACAAGAAGGTTGTATGCAAATACAAGTTGAGCCAAACCTCGACGTACCAATACCTGTTAATGCCCAGCCACAATCTGGACAGACCCGTGAAGAGCGAATAAAGATCGCTGGGAATACTGCGCTTATTCTCCAAGAGCTAGGCTTTGACCCTGAAGTAACTCCAGAAGAGCAAGAAAAGGCAAGGGAAATGTTTGCTAGCATGAAACCAGGTGAAAAGAACACTAAACCAAGTAAAGAAGAAAAAAGTGAATTGTCGCCAGGGGTAGCTAAAGAGCTCTCAAAGTACATTTCTGAGTATGAACGGCAAATAGTCCAAGATAAAGTGCAAGTTCGCACAATTGTGATGAATCGGCTCATGCAGATCAGTCAGGACGAGGACAACAAAACAGCTCTAAAAGCCCTAGAACTGCTAGGAAAAGCCTCAGACCTGTTTACAGACCGCTCGGAGGTCACAATTACGCACCAGACCAGCGATGAACTTAAGATAGCTATTAAGGAACGCATCGCTCAATTGATGCAAACTCAGAAAATTGACGTTAAAACCAAGACGGAGAGTAGATTAGCGCATTTACAGACCGAAGAAGCGGTAGATATAGAGGCTAAAGAGGTCAAATGAACCCTCAAACCCTAGAAAAGCCAGAAAAAATTGAGCTAACGCCTGCTGAATTACAGGCTTTGGCCAAAAAAGTGGACAAAATGGGCGATGCTGAGCTCAGAACCTGGTTTGAGCGCCTAGATACCACGGTTGAAGCAGTTAAAAAAGAGAACTGCAGAGAAAATTTCATGGATTTTGTTCATAAAGTGTGGCCTAACTTTATAGATGGAGCGCATCACGAAGAAATGGCTGCCGCATTTGAAAGGGTAGCTAATGGTGAATGCAAAAGACTTATTATCAATATGCCGCCTCGTCATACAAAGTCTGAATTTGCTTCTTATCTCCTTCCAGCTTGGTTTCTTGGTAAATTTCCTGAGAAGAAGGTTATTCAAACCTCCCATACCGCTGAGCTCGCTGTTGGATTTGGACGCAAAGTCCGTAATTTGGTCGACTCCGACATATACAAAAATATATTCCCCAATGTTGGACTTCAAGCTGACTCAAAGGCTGCAGGACGCTGGGCGACTAATAAGGGCGGAGACTACTTTGCGATTGGTGTTGGTGGAGCGGTTACAGGTAAGGGCGCAGATATACTTATTATTGATGATCCGCACTCCGAGCAGGAAGCGACGCTAGCTGAGAGTAACCCTGAGGTGTACGACAAAACGTACGAGTGGTATACATCTGGTCCACGTCAGCGTCTGCAACCAGGGGGGTCCATCATCATAGTTATGACCCGTTGGAGTAAGAAAGATTTGACTGCACAGGTTGTAAAGGCAGCTCAACAGCGCTCTGGGGAACAGTGGGAAGTTATTCAGTTCCCTGCTATTTTGGATGATGGGCAGCCGCTGTGGCCGGCGTTCTGGAGGCTAGAAGAACTGCAAGCGTTAAAGCAGGAATTGCCCAACGGCAAGTGGATGGCGCAGTATATGCAGGCGCCGACTTCAGACGTCAGTGCTATTGTGAAGCGAGAGTGGTGGCAGATCTGGGAGCATGACTACCCACCCCAGTGTGAGTTTGTTATCCAGTCTTGGGATACGGCCTTCCTTAAAACCCAGCGGTCAGACTACTGTGCCTGCACTACCTGGGGAGTGTTCTACCAAGCTAATAGTAGAGGGCTTGAGGTACCAAACATCATATTGCTCAACTCCTTCAAAGAGCGCATGGAGTTCCCAGAGCTAAAGCAAAAGGCTATGGAACACTATAAAGAATGGGAACCTGATGCTCTGATCGTCGAGGCAAAAGCCTCCGGAGCCCCACTAGTGTTTGAGTTAAGAGCTATGGGTATACCTGTACAAGAATACGTACCATCAAAAGGAAGTGATAAAATTGCCCGCTTAAACGCAGTTGCTGATATATTTGCATCTGGGAGAGTATGGGTTCCAAATACGCACTGGGCAGATGAGTTAGTTGAAGAAGTTGCAAGTTTCCCAAGTGGCGACCATGATGACTTAGTGGACTCAATGACTCAAGCACTATTAAGATATAGAAGAGGCGGCTTTGTATCGTTGGAATCTGATTATGAGGACGAGCCAAAACAATTTAAGTCAAGTAGGCATAAAGGCTACTACAACGTATAGGTAAATATATGGCAATAGATAAAGCACTATCACAAGCCCCATTAGGGTTAAGCGCACTTTCGATGATGGAAGAAGGACCAGAACTTGAGATTGAGATTGAAGATCCCGAGTCAGTTGAGATTGGCATTGATGGTATGCCGATACTGCGCATTGAGGAAGAAGAGCCAAGTGATAAAGACTTTGATGCAAACCTAGCGGAGTACATGGGCGAGGATGAGTTGCAATCACTCGCTTCAGATTTAATTGGTGAATTTGATGAGGATATTAGTTCTCGCAAAGACTGGATGCAAACCTATGTAGATGGTATTCAGCTACTAGGTATGAAGATTGAAGAGCGCACTGAACCATGGGAAGGCGCTTGTGGTGTGTACCACCCACTTATGAGCGAGACGCTAGTTCGCTTTCAAGCTGAGACGATTATGGAGACGTTCCCTGCAATGGGGCCCGTTAAAACAACAATCGTTGGAAAAGAAACCCAAGAGAAGAAAGATGCAGCTGAACGAGTTCGTGATGACATGAACTATCAGTTGACTGAGAAGATGCCTGAGTTTAGACCCGAGCATGAGCGCATGCTATGGGGCTTAGGACTGTCTGGTAATGCATTTAAAAAGGTATATTTTGACCCAAGTATTGGGCGCCAAGTATCTATGTTCGTGCCTGCTGAGGACTTAGTTGTTCCTTATGGGGCTACAGATCTAGCTAGCTCTCCACGGGTTACGCACGTCATGCGCAAGACTCCTAACGAGTTACGCAAGCTACAAGTAGCAGGTTTTTGGCGTGATGTTGAATTGCCTGAACCAGCAGATACGTTTGATGAAGTTGAGAAGAAGATTGCTGAGAAGATGGGCTTTAGAGCTTCTACAGACGATCGTTACAAAATTCTTGAAATGCAAGTTGACCTTGATCTTCCTGGCTATGAAGATGAAGAAGATGGTAAACAAACAGGTATAGCTCTTCCGTACATTGTTACCATCGAGAAGGCTAATGGTACTATTCTTGCCATTCGTCGTAACTGGAGGCCAGAAGATGAACATCATAAAAAGCGTTCGCATTTTGTGCATTATGGTTATATTCCCGGTTTTGGTTTCTACTGCTTTGGTCTTATTCACCTCATCGGGGCTTTTGCTAAATCAGGTACTAGTATCCTCCGCCAACTCGTTGATGCCGGATCATTGGCGAACTTGCCTGGTGGCTTTAAGACCCGTGGACTGCGAATCAAAGGTGATGACACACCGATAGCACCCGGAGAGTTCCGTGATGTAGACGTGCCTAGCGGCACAATGCGTGACAACGTCATGCCATTGCCGTACAAAGAACCAAGCATGGTTCTTGCTGGGTTGATGGATAAGATCATCGAAGAAGGACGTCGTTTTGCTTCTGCAGCTGACTTGCAGATTAGCGACATGAGTGCGCAAGCACCAGTAGGAACGACCTTAGCAATTCTGGAGCGTACATTAAAAGTAATGTCCGCTGTACAAGCCCGCATCCACTATTCATTTAAAGAGGAGCTTCGGTTACTTCGTGACATCATTCGTGATTACACTCCAGATACTTATACCTATGAGCCAGTAGAAGGTTCACCAAGAGCGAAGAAGTCTGACTACGATAACGTTGATGTTATTCCGGTCAGTGATCCAAACGCCGCAACCATGGCGCAGAAGATTACACAGTACCAAGCTGTATTACAGTTGGCTCAAGGTGCACCACAGATTTATAACTTACCAAAGCTACATCGCCAGATGCTAGATGTACTAGGTATTAAGAACGCACAACAACTAGTTAAGTTGCCAGAAGATCAGAAGCCTGAAGACCCCATCACTGAGAATCAGAACATTCTTATGATGAAACCAGTAAAGGCGTTTTACTATCAGGACCATCAAGCGCACATCACAGTTCATATGGCTGCTATGCAAGATCCCAAGATCATGCAGTTGGTTGGGCAAAACCCACAAGCGCAAGCAATGCAAGCAGCTATGATGGCGCACCTTAATGAGCACATTGCTTATGAGTACCGCAAACAGATGGAAGCTCAAATGGGCGTCGATCTGCCATTCCACCCAGATGAAGAAGATTCTGAAGATAGGGCTATGCCTAAAGAAGTTGAGGTTCGAGTCTCTCAAATGGCTGCGCAAGCTGCTCAACAATTGCTGCAACGCAATACTCAAGAAGTTCAAGCGCAACAAAACGCACAAGCGGCACAAGACCCACTTATCCAGTTACAGCAACAAGAGCTGCAAATTAAACAAGGTGAGTTGGAACTCAAAGGTAAGAAGTTGGCTGCCGATGCCGCCGCTAAGGCAGATCAGTTACAGATTGAGCGTGACCGCATAGACTCCCAAGAGAAGATCGCTGCTATGAACGCAACCGTTAAAGTTAACGAAGACGCTAAGAACCGCCTTGCAAAAGAAGGTGAGATTGGCGCTAAGTTAGGTATTGACCTTGCCAAATCCAAGGCTCAAATGCAGCAAACACGTAGAGGAGAATGATGGAACCGTTAGACGTTCTAATAATAGAGTTCGATAAAAGTATCGCCCAAAAGCGAGACTGGGTAGCTTCTGGCCAAGCCAAAGACTTTGCCGACTACCAAAGAATGTGTGGTGAGATTCATGGTCTGCTCATTGCACGGCAAGAAATAACAGACCTTAAACAAAAAATGGAGCATTCTGATGAGTGAAATCCTTATCGGCGCAAACCCCGATAGACCTCAAATAGTAGGAGCAGTAAATTTTCAGGCGACAGAAGCCGAGAAAGCAAAGCAGTTACCAACCCCTTCGGGGTACCGTATTTTGTGCGCTATCCCAGAGGCAGAAGATACGTTTGAAGGTTCTGATTTAGTTAAGCCTGATGACCTAGTAAAGAAGGACGAGATTCTAACCACAGTGCTTTTTGTGGTGGCTCTTGGACCTGATTGCTACAAAGATACATCTCGATTCCCAAGTGGTGTTTGGTGTAAAGAAGGTGACTTTGTTCTGGTTAGACCGAATGCTGGCACCCGCCTAGTAATACATGGCCGGGAGTTTAGGATCATTAATGACGATTCAGTTGAAGCCGTTGTTCAAGATCCTCGTGGCATAACCCGTAAATTTATATAGGAGCTAAATCATGCCTTTACCAAAATTTGAAGGAGAACAATTTTCTTTCCCCGATGAACAGGAAGATAAGGGTAAACCCTTAGAAGCCGCAGCTGAAGAAGTTGAATACATCATCGAGGATGACACACCCCCAGAGGACAAAGGCCAAAAACCAATGCCTGAAGAGGTTGTTAAGAAGTTAGAAGTTGCCGACGAAGACCAAGAAGAACTAGACCCCAAAGCGCAAAAAGAGCGCATTAAGCAATATAAAAAGGTTTGGAACGATGAGCGTAGGGCCAAAGAAGAGGCACAACGTGAACGTCAGGCAGCTTTTGAAGCAATACAAAAACTCAACGAAGAGAACAAAAAGCTCAAAGCACAGTACAACGCTGGCGAGAAAACGTACATTGAAACTGTACAGAGTGCTGCCGACACTACGTTGGCTATGGCTAAGCGTGAGTATAAAGAAGCTCTTGAGTCTGGTGATTCAGACCGCATTGTTGAAGCACAAACTGCTCTCTCAGAGGCAACTTACAAGCTACAACAAGCAAAACAATTTAGACCCAGTGCTTTACAAGAAGAAGAAAATGAGGTACAAATATCACAAAAGCAGGAAAGTGCGCCCAAGGTTGATTCAAAAACTCAAGCTTGGCTGGATGAAAATCCTTGGTATGGTGCCAAAAAAGCCATGTCAAACTTTGCTGTAGGTATACATGAAGAATTGATTGATGAATATGGCTCAACAGTTATAGGAACCGATCAGTACTTTAAGCACATTGACAAAACAATGCGCAAAAAATTTCCAGAGTATTTCGATACCTTGGAAGAAGGTAGTCAGGCTGAGCCAGAACAGGAACCCCAAACAGTTCCGAAAGCAAAGCCAAGTAATGTTGTAGCTCCGGCGACTCGCTCAACGTCCTCCAAACAGGTACGGTTAAAGCAGTCACAGATGGCCATTATCAAAAAATTTGGCCTGACACCCGAAGTTTATGCTCGTGAACAACAAAAATTGGAGTCCCAAAATGGCTGAAAACAGACTGACCCGTGAATTAGATACCCGAGTTAAGGTAGAGCGCCCCACGCATTGGGCTCCACCTGAAATACTCCCTGAGCCCGACAAACAGGCTGGGTATGCGTATCGCTGGATTCGTGTCTCATCTTTAAACCAGGCTGACCCACGTAACCTTTCTGCCAAACTCAGAGAAGGTTGGGAGCCCGTAAGGATTGAGGAACAACCCAAATTTCAAATGCTAGTTGATCCCAATAGTCGTTTTAAAGACAACATTGAGATTGGCGGTTTGTTACTCTGCAAGACACCACAAGAGTTTGTTGAACAACGTAATGCACATTACTCTGGTCAAGCAAATGCTCAAATGGAAGCTGTAGATAGCACTCTTATGCGCCAAAGTGATCCTCGTATGCCTCTCTTTAATGAGGGAAAAACGACAAGTTCCTTTGGTAGAGGTTCTTAACTTACTAATTAGGAGTAAAAAATGTCTTATCCAAGCGTTGACGCTCCCTATGGCCTAGTGCCGATTAACCGTGTTGACTTCATGCCTTATGCAGGTGCGACCCGTCAACTACCGATTGCTAGTACTTATAACACTGCAATCTTCAACGGTGACATCGTTTTGGTCACAGGTGGCAATATCAGAAAATCCGGTGTAACAACCGACGCAACAACTGACCAAGCTAACAATGCAACTTATGGTGTATTTGTTGGTGTTCAGTATGTAAATTCACAAGGTCAAACTGTTCAAGCTCAGTATTACCCAGGTAATGCCGCAGCCAGTTCAGCTATTGCCTATATTGTTGATGACTCACAAGCAGCATTTAAAGTTGCTGTTACCTTCTCTGGTAACACTACCGTAACTACTGCTAATGCTTCTGTTGTTGGTACAAACTTGCAAATCCGCCAAGGTACTGGTTCTACTATTACAGGCAATTCCGGTTTATCCGTTGTTGCTCCTGTAGCAGGTACCGGTAACGCAGCAGCATTGCCTGTTCGTGCAGTATCAGTGGTTCCAGAAACAGCCACAGGCACTAACGCCTTCACGGAAGTTGTTGTGAAGTTGAATAACCCACAAATCTTGCGCACTACCGGCAACGATTACGTATAAGGAGCTACTTAAATGGCTATTTCTCGTGCCCAACTATTAAAAGAGCTCCTCCCAGGCTTGAACGCTTTGTTCGGTTTGGAGTATGCTCGTTACGGTGAAGAACACAAAGAGATCTATGAAACTGAGACCTCTGAGCGTTCCTTCGAAGAAGAAACCAAGCTGTCTGGCTTTAGTGCTGCACCAGTCAAGAACGAAGGCTCTGCCATCGCTTACGACAATGCGCAAGAAGCATTTACAGCTCGCTATACCCACGTTACGATCGCTCAAGGCTTCAGCTTAACTGAAGAAGCTATTGAAGATAACTTGTATGACAGCCTTTCTGGCCGTTATACCAAGGCTCTAGCTCGTTCCATGGCTTATACCAAGCAAGTACGTGCTGCTTCTGTACTAAACAACGGCTTTAACGCTAGCTTTGCTGGTGGTGACGGACAACCTTTGTTCTCCGCTAGTCATCCGCTAGTATCTGGTGGTACCAACAGCAACATCGCAGGAACCCCTGCCGACTTGAATGAGACTTCCTTGGAAGCCGCTGTTATTCAAATCGCTGCATGGACTGACGAACGTGGTCTGTTGATCGCTGCTAAGCCACGTAAGCTGGTCGTTCCACCTGCACTACAGTTCGTTGCAACTCGTTTGCTAGAAACCGAACTCCGTGTTGGTACCAACGACAACGACATCAATGCCATCAAGAACAATGGTTCGATTCCAGAGGGTTACACCATTAACCACTATCTGACCGACACCAATGCTTGGTTCTTGACCACTGATGTACCTAACGGCATGAAGCACTTTGTTCGTACCCCATTGCAAAACTCCATGGACGGAGACTTTGACACTGGTAACGTGCGTTACAAAGCTCGTGAGCGTTATTCGTTTGGATTCTCGGATCCACTCGGAATGTTCGGTTCTGCCGGCGCCTAATAAACACACTATAGTGTTTGGACCCCTCTTCGGAGGGGTTTTTTATTTCATAATTCTTTCATAATTCTCTAATAATATGATTTGATTAAAAAAAGGTATGTCATGGTACGAAAATCGTGTAGTGACGAAGAATTTATTGCGGCTTGGAAAGAACACCAATCCCCTGAAAAGGTTAGCCTGGCTATTGGTCTTAGCAATCGCAATGTTATGAAAAGGCGCAGAATAATAGAAAATAAATATGATATTGTTCTAGATGCTCTGTCACCCTCTGGTCAGCCTAAGATTTACATTCCCGATGAGCAGATGCAAGCCAATGTTACGATTGACAATGGTGTCATCTTAGTTGGCTCTGATTGCCACTACAATCCAGAGTACATTACGACAGCCCACCGAGGTTTTGTTGAGTTTGTAAAGTATCTAAAGCCTAAAATTGTTATTCTCAATGGAGATATAGCAGACTTTGCTAGTATTTCAAAACATCATCGCATTGGTTGGCAAAAAGGCCCTACTGTCAAAGAAGAGCTAGAAGAAATTCAAGAAAGATTAGGAGATATTGAGAAAGTAAGACCTGCAGGTTGCAAGTTAATGATTACGATTGGCAACCATGACCTTAGATTTTCGGGCAAATTGTCCAATGTTCTCCCTCAATACGAGGGTATTAAAGGCTTTGATATTGCTGACCATACTCCACATTGGAAGTGGTTTTGGTCCATTATGGTCAACGAAACTTGTATGATTAAGCACCGCTGGCATAGCGGGGTTCATGCGGTCTACAACAATGCCATTAAATCGGGTACGAGTTTTGTCAGTGGTCACTTACATTCTCTTAAAATTACCCCTTGGACTGACTATACAGGCACAAGATATGGCGTAGATACTGGCACAATGGCTTGTATTAAGGATAATCAGTTTAGTTATACAGAAAATAATCCAGTCAACTGGAGAGCTGGTTTTGCAGTATTAACATTTATCAACGGCAAACTCATGCC